CTGGAGTAAGCCTTCAAACTGTAGAAAACCTTATTGCTGGAGCCGCTTTAGATACCACAGATGATTTACCAGAAGGTGTTACCAACAAATACTTTACGGTAGGCAGAGTTGCCTATATCCACACCCAAGGAGTGGCAAGTAATACTTGGACAATAAATCATAATTTAAATTTTTACCCTAACCTTACAGTCCAAGATTCGGGTGGTACCATTTACGAGGGAGAAATTTCATACACTAATACGGTCTCACTTACGGTCACTTTCTCATCCGCTTTCTCAGGGAAAGCATATTTATCTTAAAGGAGATAAAATAAATGGCACGTAAGTTTTTAACCCCAATTGATTTAAATAAATTAGAACTCCAAAACGCAAGAGTTCAAAACTTAGCCTCAGCACCCGCGTCACCAGTCGTTGGTCAAATCTATTTTGACACAGCACTTGGATATCTTCGTTCATGGAATGGCACTGCTTGGATTAACACAAGCACGGGTGCACAAGGCGCAACAGGTTCTCAAGGCACAACAGGTACTACTGGTTCTCAAGGAACTACTGGAACAACAGGTAGCCAGGGAACAACAGGTACACAAGGAAATACTGGTAACACAGGTTCTCAAGGAACAACAGGCTCACAAGGAACTATTGGAACTCAAGGAACCACAGGTTCACAAGGAACCACAGGTTCTCAAGGAACCACTGGTGCGCAAGGTACTGCAGGTTACATTGGTGCAGACGGAGCGCAGGGTACTACAGGTAGTCAAGGTACTACAGGCTCACAGGGAACCACAGGTTCTCAAGGAACAACTGGTACTACAGGCTCACAAGGTACAACAGGTACACAAGGCGCTATAGGTTCTACTGGTTCACAAGGAACTACAGGTACTACTGGTTCTCAGGGTACAACAGGTACAACAGGTAGCCAAGGAACCACAGGTACTACTGGAGCGCAAGGAACAACAGGTGCGCAAGGTGGACAAGGAGATACTTATTCTTCTACATCCACAACATCATTTACATTAGGCGCAAGTGGTAGCCAAACAATTACTACCGCCTCAACTGTTTTAGATTATTCAGTAGGTCAAGATATTGTCGTTGCATACGACGTATCAAATATTCAGTACGGTATTGTTTCCTCATATAGTGCTGGAACTTTAGTATTTGAAAAAGTTAAATTTATTGGTTCTGGAACATACTCATCTTGGTCTGTTAACCTAGATGGTGCAGTTGGTGTTGCTGGAGCACAAGGTACTCAAGGTACTACTGGTGCACAGGGAACCACTGGTACCCAAGGAACCACTGGTAGCCAAGGTACAACTGGTAGCCAAGGAACTACTGGTTCTACAGGTAGCCAAGGTACAACTGGTACAACTGGTAGCCAAGGAACCACAGGTGCTCAAGGAACTACTGGTACTACTGGTAGCCAAGGTACTACAGGAGCGCAAGGTACTACTGGTACTCAAGGTGCAGTTGGTTCACAAGGAAATACAGGCTCTACAGGCTCACAAGGAACTATTGGTGCGCAAGGTGCGCAAGGTGAAGTTGGTACTACTGGTACCCAAGGAACAACTGGTACTCAAGGAACAACAGGTAACACTGGTTCACAAGGAACAACAGGAACTACTGGTAGCCAAGGAACAACGGGCTCACAAGGCACTACAGGTAGTCAGGGAACTACTGGAACTCAAGGAACTACTGGTTCTCAGGGAACCACAGGAACTCAAGGAACTACAGGTACAACAGGTTCTCAGGGAACAACTGGTAGCCAAGGTGAAATCGGTCTTGCTGGAGATACATACTCTTCTACCTCTACAACATCATTTACATTAGGCTCAAGCGGTAGCCAAACAATTACTACTGCTTCAATTGTTTTAGATTACTCTGTAGGACAAGACATTGTTGTTGCCTATGACGTAAACAATATTCAATACGGTATTGTATCTTCTTATAGCGCTGGAACTTTAATCTTTAATAAGGTTAAGTTCATTGGTTCTGGAACTTATTCATCATGGTCTGTCAACTTAGATGGTGCTGTTGGTATTGCTGGTGTACAAGGTACAACAGGTAGCCAAGGAACCACAGGTTCACAAGGAACTACTGGAACCCAAGGTACTACAGGAACAACTGGAAGCCAAGGTACGACTGGTGCACAGGGAACTACTGGAACTCAAGGAACCACTGGTAGCCAAGGTACTACAGGTAGCCAAGGCACTACAGGTAGCCAAGGTACACAGGGAATTATTGGTTCCCAAGGTACTACAGGTGCTCAAGGCTCTACAGGTGCACAAGGTGTAACTGGTAGCCAAGGTGAAATTGGTTCAACAGGTTCACAAGGTACAACTGGTACCACTGGTTCTCAGGGAACCACAGGTAATACTGGTTCTCAAGGTACAACAGGAACCACTGGTTCTCAAGGTACTACTGGTACGCAGGGTACAACTGGAACTACAGGCTCACAGGGAACTACTGGTTCCCAAGGAACCACTGGTTCCCAAGGTGTTCAAGGTATCCAAGGACAGAACGCTGGCATCCTCAGCGTAGGTTCTGGTCTATCACTTTCAGGTGGTGGCGAACTTACAGTTGATACCACAACAATTGCTACTAAGGCTTATGTTGATGCAACTGCAAGTGGACTAGATGTTAAGGCATCAGTTCGTGTAGCAACTACAGTGGCTGGAACTCTTGCATCATCGTTTGAAAACGGCGATGTTGTAGATGGAGTAACACTTGTTACTGGAGACAGAATTCTTGTTAAGAATCAAGGAACTGGCGCAGAAAACGGCATTTATGTTGTTAAGGCTTCTGGAGCACCAGACCGTGCAGCAGACGCAAATCTAAGCGCAGAAGTTACAGCGGGAATGTTTACCTTCGTATCAGAAGGTACAACCAATGGAAACACTGGTTGGGTTCTTACAACAGATGATGCAATAACACTAGATACTACAGCGTTAACGTTCACACAGTTCTCAGGGGCTGGAACATACCTTGCTGGTGATGGACTTCAATTAAATGGTTCAACATTTAGCGCAAAACTTGATACCGCTTCTGGACTCTCTAAGTCTGCTAACGGTCTTAAGATTGACACAGCAGTTGTTGTTACCAAGTATGCAACTACTATCACACCAGCATCTCCATACTCTGCTACAGAGTTTACTCTTAGCCACAACTTAGGAACTACAGACATTCAAGTGACTGTCTATGAAATTTCTAGCGCTATGGAAGTTGTTACTGATGTAACGTACATTACTACTAACACAGTAACTATCGGATTCGCAGTTGCTCCTGTTTCAGGAGAGACATACCGAGTTGTGGTACACGCATAAACCATGAGCAAAAAAGCACTGGTACCTATCAATGTACTGGCAACTCCTTCAGAGCCAACAGGACGATACAAGGGCGATGTGTATTTCAATGAGAATACACAAAGCCTGTTCGTTTACAATGGTGGTTCGTGGATTGAGTTTGTACCAACTGTAGCCTCTGAAAATGGTGGAAGTCCTTCTTCTACCTACACAGGGACTGCCGTAGATGGTGGAACACCTACTTTAACCACTTTTGAGTATACATACGATGGAGGTACATTCCAGTGACAGTAAAGATTCAAGTACGTAGAGGAACCGCTACACAGTGGAGTACCTCAGACCCAATCTTGTCAGAAGGCGAGATTGGTTTTGAAACCGACACAAAAAAGTTTAAGATTGGTGTTGGTGGCACTACCCATTGGTCTGCAATACCTTACTACCTCAATCAAACCGCTATTGAAAACTTAATTACTGGCGCTGCTTTAGACACAACTGATGACCTTTCAGAAGGTGTAACTAACAAGTACTTCACAAACCAACGTGTTGCAACTGCGTTAAACAGCGGTTCAAAGAACAACATTTCATTTACTTACAACTCAGGCTCAAATACTATTGATACATCTGTACCTACAGTTCAAGGTACTACTGGTTCCCAGGGCTCTACTGGTGCTCAAGGAACCCAAGGAATTCAAGGAACCCAAGGTACGACTGGAAGCCAAGGTACAACTGGTAGCCAAGGCACTACAGGGTCTACTGGTGCTCAAGGAACCACTGGAACTCAAGGTATTCAAGGCACTACAGGTTCTACTGGTTCTCAAGGCACAACTGGCTCACAGGGCACAACTGGTGCTCAAGGTACTACTGGCTCTCAAGGCACTACAGGCTCACAGGGAACTACTGGTACTCAAGGCACTACAGGACAAAACGGTAACTTTGGTGGTGCTACATTTGATTACACCTTCAGCACTACAACAACTGCATCTGACCCAGGTACTGGAAATTTGCGCTTTAACAATGCAACTCCAACATCTGCTACTGCTATGTACATTGATTCTAGTAATGATGCCGCAACAGATATATCATCATTCTTAAACACAGTTGGTAGTTCAACATCAACTATAAAGGGTCACTTCCGTGTATCTAAGAAGTACGATGCCACTGTATTTAAACTTTACACAATCTCATCAGTAACAGATAACACTGGTTGGTTTACCATTAGTTGTTCTTACGTCTCTGGTAATGGAACTCTTGCTAATACTGATGACATCATCATCACATTTGCTCGTACTGGTGATATGGGTTCTACTGGTTCACAGGGAACCACTGGTACTCAAGGAACCACAGGTACAACTGGTAGCCAAGGTACTACAGGCTCACAAGGAACTACAGGCTCTACAGGTTCACAGGGAACTACAGGAACTACAGGTTCACAGGGAACCACAGGTTCTACTGGAAGCCAAGGAACCACTGGTACACAGGGTTCTACAGGTGCTCAAGGAACCACTGGTAGCCAGGGAACAACAGGTTCCCAGGGAACTACTGGAAGTCAAGGTACTCAAGGTACGACAGGCTCTCAAGGCACTACAGGCGCACAGGGAACTACAGGAAGCCAAGGCGCTACTGGAACTCAGGGTACAACAGGTACGCAAGGCACAACGGGTGCTACTGGCTCTTACGGTAACTCTGCGGCACTGGCTGCGGCTCTATCAGATGAGACTGGTACTGGTGTAGTTGTATTTGGTACTGGCCCAACAATTTCTAACATTACACTTACTGGAACACTAACTGCAGGCGCTGCAACTGGCACTAGCGGTCAAGTTCTTTCATCTACAGGTTCAGGAGTCCAATGGTCTACACCTGCGGCTGGAGCAGCATTCTCTGAGTTTATGTTGATTGGTGCTTAATTACCGCTAGACTCACCCCATGAATCTGGTACAACAATCGGTACAACAAGGCGGAAAATTAAAGCCCCTCATTATCCCTGCAACCGTTACTGGTGGAACTGGGTTAATGAATCCATCTGTTTTTATAGATGATGATGGCGATATTCTTTGTATTTTGCGCCATATTAATTACTCGCTATACCACGCCGAAAATGACCAACGCTTTCCTAGCGTCTGGGGTCCACTGGCATATCTACATCCAGAAGAAGACCAAAGGCTAGTAACTGCTAATTATTTTTGCCGCCTTGATAAAGATTTAAACATCATTAACTACACACTTATTGATACAACAAAATTAGACGTAAAACCTATTTGGACATTTGTTGGTGAAGAAGATGCACGCCTTGTTAAATGGGACGGAAAGTATTACGCCACAGGAGTTAGACGAGATACCACCACTAACGGTCAAGGTCGTATGGAACTATCAGAGTTAAAGATTGATAAGAAGAAGTGGACTGCTAAAGAAGTATCTCGTGTAAGAATTCCAGCCCCAATAGATGAAACTTCTTATTGCGAGAAGAACTGGATGCCAATTTTAGATAGAGAGTTCCAGTACGTTAAGTGGACCTCTCCTACAGAGGTAGTTAAGGCTAATCCTAAAGAACCTACGTGTGAGCAGGTCTCGCATAAAGAAGGTAATGCCATTAACTCTGACCAACGTGGTGGTTCTCAAGTCATTAAGTGGGGCGATAAATATATTGCTATAACCCATGAGGTAGTTTTATTTAGTAATTACATGAAACAGAAGAATGCCACCTACCGACACAGATTGTGTGTATGGAATGAATTTTTTGTGTTGGAAGGCATGTCCCCATCATCTTGGTCATTCTTAGATGGGCAGATAGAGTTTGCTGCAGGTGCTGCTCAACTAGGTGATGACCTACTGATAACCTTTGGCTACGTTGATAACGCTGCATTTGTATTGCAGGTTCCAGGAGCGCTAGTAGATAGCATGATTGCAGAGGCGATTAATGTTTAAAGTCATAGACGAGTTAGTTACCGAGTTAAGCAATGACCCCTTTAATCCAGTGCTCTGCTTTAATATTGCTACAGAATACAAATCTATTGGGCAGACTGCATCGGCTATATCTTTCTACTTAAGAACTGCAGAGTATGGCTATTACACTCACCCTGAGTACGTATATGCCTCGTTATTGATATCTGCAAACTGTTTTGAAATCCAAAAGAATAGACAAGCCACAGTGCAAAACTTATTCTTAAAAGCAGCGGCATATCAGCCAGGACGACCAGAGGCGTGGTTCTTACTTGCTCGCTATGGTGAGCGTAATAAGAATTGGCAAGAGGCTTATACGTATGCAGAGACTGGTCTCTATAGATTATCGGGCAATCACGCACCACTTCCTATGGGTGTGGATTACCCAGGAGATTTTTGTTTAACATTTGAAAAGGCTGTATGTGCTTGGTGGGTGGGACGTCAAGATGAAAGTCAAGAGTTATTTACTAAACTATCTAAAATGGCTTTGCCCTCAGAGTACGCCACCACAGTAAAAAGTAACTTAGATTTTATGGGCATAGGACAAGAGGTAGTTGAGTCTCATTATGATAAGTATCTTAATGATGGCTTTACCAAAGTTGCTGGATGGGTAGTTAGAACTTTGCCAGAGTTTATGAAAGTTCTTAATGTAGATTGGAACAAAGAAGGTGGCGTTGCAGAAATTGGCGTTTATATGGGGCGCTTCTTCCTTCTTCTTAGAAATATGATTGATACTTTAGAGAACTCTTACGCTATAGATATTTTTGAAGAACAACATCTCAACAGTGACAGTAATGGTGGTCAAGGCTCTACAGATATCTTTATTGATAACTTAAAAAAGTACGATAATTTTGGCGGAGATAAAGTGCTCATTGTTAAAGGAGACTCTACCTCTGGAAAAGTTAAGGCACATCTAGATGAGAAAATACCTGCTGGCTCCATACGCTACTTCTCAATAGATGGTGGTCATACGAAGACCCACACACTTAATGACTTAAAATTAGCCGAAAAATATGTCAGTGATACAGGTATCGTCATACTCGATGACATTACCCACCCACACTGGCTGGGAGTTATGGATGGCCTGGTTGAGTACCTGCGCACCTTCCCAACCCTGGTTCCATTTGCAATTGGGCATAACAAACTCTTCCTTTGCAAGTATCCTTACCACAGCAAGTATTTGGAAGTAGTAGGAAAAAGCGCCTTTGGAATTGAACTTGTTTCCTTTATGGGATACCAATTATGGGTCTCAGAAAGGGTTTATATCCAGTAAGTTTTAACCCTACATCAGAGCAGTTATAGGGCATACTTTTACCATCCCCTTCGAAGGAGTTTTAATGGCAACAGCATACAAAATTTTGGGTCAGAACAACCCATCAGCAACTACAGAAACGACTCTTTACACAGTCCCTTCTTCAACCTCATCTGTAATTTCTAGCCTCGCTATCTGTAACCAGACAGCCTCTGCAGCAACTTACCGTATTGCAGTACAGCCTTCTGCAGATGCTGGCTCTTCAGCAGCAGCAAAGCACTGGATTGTATACGGAGCAACAGTTGCAGCCTCAGACTCAACAATCCTTACTCTTGGACTTACTCTTGCAACAGGCGATAGAGTTCGTATCTACGCATCAACTGCTAATCTTTCATTCTCAGCATACGGAAGCGAAATTTCCTAAAACCTAAAGTTAGAGGTAATTAAGTGACCATCATTAATAAGGTGTCTAACAAGACACTGATGCCTGGGATTACTGCTATCCCTGATGTCCCTGATGCACCGACCATTGGTACTGCTACAGCCGTAGATTATCAGTCTGCAACCATTACCTATACCGCTGCAGCCACAGGTGGAACAGCAACAACTTTTACTGCTACATCTACTCCTGGTTCTATTACTGGAACTGGAACTTCTCCCATTACAGTCTCTGGCTTAACTGGAAGTACTGCTTATACGTTTAAAGTAAAAGCAACAAACGCAACTGCTACAGGTCCAGAGTCTGAAGCATCTAACAGCACTACAACAAGTACAACACCTCCAACACGTGCGGTGTTTGGTGGCGGTATGACGGGTTCAGTTTCTAACGTGATGGATTACGTAACAATTGCCAGCGCAGGAAATGCTACAAGTTTTGGAACTTTGACAACAGCAATGCAAGGCTCTGCGGGCTGCGCATCAAGCACTCGTGGAATTTTTTATGGCGGAGCAACTACTACTGCAACCCTTGATGTTATTAACTATATTACCGTTGCGTCAACTGGCAACGGAACAAGTTTTGGTAATCAAAATGATGTAAGAGAAAGTCGTGGTGCAGTTGCATCTACAACTAGAGGCGTTTTTGCTTGTGGGTATAGCCAATCTGCTGGTTACTGGACTGCTGCAATGGAATACATAACTATTGCTTCAACGGGAAACGGAACAAGTTTTGGAACTAACGCCTATGCTAGATACGCTCCTAGAGGTGTAGCATCAGATACTCGTGGTGTTTTTGCTGGTGGTGGTTCAGATTATGGTCCAACAGATGTAATGGACTATATTACAATTGCAACGACTGGTAATGGAACTAACTTTGGAACATTGCAAACTACACAACTGGGCGGGTCTAATATTTCTTCAAAAATTCGTGGGGTATTTATGGGTGGAGCAAATCCACCTCCAGGATATGGACCTGAACCTAGTTATGTTTTGACAACAGGTTATTACATCACTATTGCATCGGCAGGAAACTCAACCACTTTTGGTAATTTAACTCAAGGCCGTTATTATTCTGCTGGTGCCTCTAACTGGACAACAGGGCTTACAGCAGGTGGTCGCACTAGTGCTGGTTCGTATGTAAACACAATCGACCAAATTACTATTGCAACAACTGGTAACGCAACAAGTTTTGGTAGTTTGACTGTTTCCAGAAGTAATGTAACAGGATTGGCTGCTTAAAATGACAGACTTATCATTAGTTAAATTAAGTAGTAACTTACCTATAAGTCCTGAATATAGTGGAATGATTGAAAATATCAATAAAAATCTTCCTGCTATACAAAAAGATTCAGATAACTTTTATAAATCAGGGTCTCAATATAAAAACGTAACCCTTGATGTTACTGATTTAACACCATTTTCAACAATGAAGCACGTACTTGCCGTAATAGACCAAACAAAAATGGCTCTTGAAGAAGCAAGTATTAAGTATCGTAGAAATATAGTAAATAGAAATAAAAAACTTGAAGAGTTAAAAAATGCTGAAGGTTACGATAAAGACTTACTTTTAATTGATATATCTGAAATTGAAAACCACATGATAAACATGGAAAATTCAATGAAGGGTGCAATTAGAAAACTTAACTTCTTTACCAATCAATATAATTCTATACTAAAAAAAATGGGTAGAGATAAAATCACAGAAGAAGAGTATGAATTAGAAGAAAATCGTTACCATATAATGACGGCAATGAAGCAAGCCCTCAATGCTGCAAGAACCCGTGGTGGAGTTATTGATGAAGGAAACCATATTTACCTATTTGATATGGGTATAAATGGAGCAGCAGCCCAAGCAGAAATTTTTGCATATCTTCAAATGGAGGCAAAAATGATGGATGAAAGAAAAGAACCAACCCACGAAATGACAGTTATGTGGCTGGAAGCATGTGCAACTAAGTTTGCCGATTGTGGTGCAAAATTTGCAGAAAGCAGGGGCTTAATTCCTTTAGACAAAACCTCACTTGCAAAGGAACTATCAAATGCCTAGTCTAATTACCTATACGTTAAACGAGCATGGGCAGATTCCAGACTATATTCTGGATGGTGGTTATTACCCTAAAGATAGTTTACTTATAGGGATTAGCAATTCTGATGAAGAAGGCTTTACCACAAAAACAAAATTAATAGAGTATCTTCAAAGTTACACTCAAGATTGGAAAGAAAGTAAGTCATTTCCTAAAGATGATAGCGTTATTTTTGATGTTGAAAACGCCGCTAATTATTTGTGGGATAAATTTAACGCTTTTTTCCATTAATAGTAAGAGAGAATAGGTAAATGGCAGGAATCAAGAGAGCAAATACGTCAGGCATTACCAAGACTGGTACTGCTGTTGCTGACGTACCTGATGCTCCTACTATTGGTACTGCTACTAATGGAAATGCTCAAGCAACAGTTACCTATACAGCAGCCGCTACTGGCGGTGCAGTAACAACTTTTACTGCAACTTCAACGCCTGGTTCTTTTACTGGCACAGGTACTTCTCCTATTACCGTAACAGGATTAAGTAATGGAACTGCTTACACTTTTAAAGTTAAAGGAACCAATGCATCTGCAACTGGTCCAGAATCTGCTGCATCTAACAGTGTTACACCTGTTGCACCTATAACTGCTGACATATTAGTCGTTGCAGGCGGTGGAGGTGGTGGTTCTGCAACTGGAGGTGGCGGAGGTGCTGGCGGATTTAGAACTGCAACGGCGCAAACCTTTAGTGGAGGAACCCAGTACACAGTAACAGTTGGACCTGGTGGTGCAGGCGGTACTGGAGGCAATGACGGAGTAAAAGGAACTGACTCATCAATCAGTGGAAGCGGATTTACTACCTTTACATCTACAGGAGGTGGATACGGTAGTGGTTACTATACAGCAGGAGTTTCAACTGGCGGCAGTGGCGGTGGCGCAGGAGGAGCAAACGCAACAGGAGGCGCTGGTAACACCCCATCAACTTCTCCCTCACAAGGAAATAATGGTGGAAACTCTGCTGGTAGTTGGTCTTGTGGCGGTGGTGGCGGCGCAAGTAGCGTAGGCTCAAACGGAACTGGTGGAACTACAGGCGGTAATGGTGGTTCTGGGTCGGCTACCGCAATCTCAGGTGGAGCAACAACTGGATTTGGAGAACTTAGTGGCGGTTCCTATTACTTCGCTGGTGGCGGTGGCGGTTGCGGTCAAAACAGTGGTGCTGGCGGTGGAGCAGGATTAGGCGGTGGTGGAGCGGGAGGTTCTGGAGGCACTGCTGGACAAGGAACTCTTCCTGGAACTGTTGCACAGGCTGGAACAACTAACACTGGTGGTGGTGGTGGTGGTGCTCGTGATGCAGGAAGCGCTATCGGTGGTTCTGGTGGTTCAGGAATAGTTATATTTAGAATATCTGGAACAGTTACTGCTGCCTCAACATCAGGTGCACCAACAAGAAATACAGGTGGGGGATATACTTATTACTCATTTACTGGAAATGGAACTATAACTTTCTAATGGCACATTTTGCAAAACTTGATGAGAACAACGTAGTACTTGAGGTACACGTTGTGGCTAATGCTGCACTTAATCCTTCAAACGAAGAAGACTCTGGAATTGCATTTTTAACTGAATGGTCTGGTGGTTACACAAATTGGAAACAAACTTCTTATAATGGAAGCGTAAGAAAACGTTATGCGGGTGTTGGTTACTCATACAATGAAGAACTTGATGCATTTATTCATCCTAAGTGCCATTCAGAAGCGGCGCTTGATGAAGTAACTTGTGACTGGGTATGCGATAATAGCGCCCATACAGTGGAGGTGCCAGAGTGAGCGTCCGTAGAGCGCAAGATGAGCGCATTGAAGGTACTCCTGACGGCTTAAACGCTATTAGTGAGATTATGGACGTTCCTGACGCTCCTACTATTGGTACTGCTGTAGATAATGGAAATATTGACGCCTCAGTAACTTTTACAGCAGCCGTTACTGGTGGAACTCCATCTACCTATACAGTTACTTCTACTCCTGGTTCTTTTACTGGAACTGGCTCTTCAAGCCCAATTACTGTATCTGGTCTTACTATTAATACTGCTTATACCTTTAAAGTAAAGGGTGCAAATGCCGCAGGAACATTTGGCCCAGAATCTGTAGCCTCTAATAGTGTTACTCCATTATTCCCAGTTGTAGGCTCTTATGATTCTTTGGCTACTGTTACATTATCTGCAACAGCATCATCAATTACTTTTGCTGGTATTCCAAGTACTTACAAACATTTACAGATACGAGGAATAGCACAAGAAACTGTAAGCGGTGGCGGTTTTAACAATATGAATATCTACTTTAATGGTGATAACGCATCTACAAATTATGCAATTCACGCTGTATCTGGAGACGGTTCAAGCGCTTTTGCTCAAGCAACAGCATCACGAAGCACTGCTTTAATTTATAACTCACTCAGTACTAATACAAGCATTTTTGGTGCGTCTGTTATTGACATTTTAGACTATGGTTCAGTTGTTAAAAACAAAACTTTGCGGGCTTTAGCAGGCGTAGATTTTAATGGTTCAGGAAGAATTGGAATTTGTTCTGGAGTGTGGATGTCTACTGCCGCAATTACTTCAATTACTTTAACTGCATCTAACTTTACAACATATACCAGCGTTGCATTATACGGGGTGAAATAATATGGCTACTAATACTTATGTTGCGTTAAATAAAATTACGGTAGGAACTGCAGTTTCATCTGTAACATTTAGTTCTATACCTCAAGGCTATACTGATTTAGTTTTAGTAGCACGTTGTCAATCTACATCATCAGCACCTGCTGATACACGTTGTTTTGTACAAGTTGGCAATGGTTCTGTTGATACTGGTTCTAACTATTCACATACCGATTTATATGGCACAGGCTCTGCAGCAGGTTCATTGCGAGAGTCAAGTAGAACACAAGTTGACCAAGTTGTTTACAATGCTACAAGCGATGGTGGAGAGTTTGCAACTCTTACATACCATTTTATGAGTTACTCTAATACAACAACATATAAAACTGTATTGCAAAGAGGCAATCAAACAACAAATAGTCAAGCAACAACGTATGTTGGAGCACAGGCCTCTTTATGGCGTTCTACTAGCGCAATAGACACAATAAAAGTGTATACTGGTGGCCCATCTGCAGGAAATTGGTCTGTTGGTTCCACATTCTCGTTGTATGGCATCAAGGCAGAGCCAGTATCAACACCAAGTGCCAAGGCTACTGGTGGAACTATCTCTTATTCTATTGATGGATATACTTATCATACCTTTACTTCAACAGGAAACTTTGTTCCTTCAACCTCATTGACTTGTGACGTACTAGCAATTGCTGGTGGAGGTTCGGGCACAGGTGGCGGAGGTGGTGCAGGCGGTGTTGTTTATCACGCAGGTCGCACAATCAGTTCATCAACTACAGCCACTATTGGTGGCGGTGGAACCTCAGGTGGTCCAGGAACCAATACAACTTTTGACACTATAACTTGTAATGGTGGAGGCGCTGGCGGAACTTATTCTGGCGGTTCAACAGGTGGTTCAGGTGGAGGTAATGATTGGTCGCATACAGCAACAGTAGCCGCAACTCAAGGTAATTCAGGTGGCGGTATTGGATATGGAAACGCTGGCGGTGGCGGTTCAGGTGTTGCTGGTTCTGGATACGCAGCAGGTGGTGGCGGTGGTGCTGGAACTGCTGGAGTAAACGGTGTCGCAAACAAAGGCGGCAACGGTGGTGATGGATTAAATACTTGGGCATCTTGGGCTGGTGTAACTGGCACAGGTGTCAGTGGTTACTACGCAGGTGGTGGTGGTGCGGGTGTTTCATCTACTCCATCGGGTTCAGGTGGGCTTGGCGGCGGCGGTAACGGTGGCTCAACAGATGGTTCATACACAGGTTCTTCTGGAACGGCAAACACTGGCTCTGGCAGTGGGGGGCAAGGAACAAGTTACTACAGTGGCGGTTCAGGTATTGTTATTATTCGATATGCAACAGTTTAAGGAGATATAAACAATGGCAGCAAACTATGTTCTCTTAGAACGCATCGAACTCAACGCATCGGCAGCATCTGTTACATTCAGCAACATCCCACAAACTGGTTATACTGATTTGAAGGTTGTTTATTCTGCTAGAACTGATTATTCAAGTGCGGATAATATAGTTTTGAAATTTAATGGTTCTACTACAGGATATTCAGATAAGTTTTTATATGGAACTGGCTCAGTAGCAGGTTCTACTAATTCTGGACTTACAACAACTTTAGCAGTAGGAACTATTGAAGGTACAAACTACACTTCTAATACTTTTGCATCAGGTGATATTTATATTCCTAATTACACATCTAGCAATTACAAATCTGTTTCGGCGGATACAACAACAGAAAATAATGCAACAGCATCTTATGTTGAATTATTTGCTTCTTTATGGTCAAACACGGCAGCAATTACATCTGTTCAGTTATTGCCTAATAATGGCAACTTTGTTCAGTACAGCACCTTCTCACTTTACGGACTAGCAGCAACTGGCACTACACCTGCTAGTGGACCAAAGGCTACTGGTGGAAACCTTGTTACTACTGATGGTACTTATTGGTATCACGCTTTTACTTCTTCGGGAACATTTACTCCTCTTGCTTCATTATCTTGTGCTGCTCTTGTAATTGCAGGCGGTGGTGGTGCGGGTGGAAACAGAGGTGGTGGTGGCGGTGGTGCTGGTGGTCTTCTTTACTCAGCAAGCAATTCAGTAACTGCAACTCCTTACACAATAGTTGTTGGTTCTGGTGGTGCTGGTGTTGAAACAAACTCGCGTGGCGCGTCAGGAACATCATCTTCATTTAATTCTACTGCACCTACTGGCGGTGGCGGCGGCGCGGGCGATACCAATGGTCAAACCGCGCTTTCTGGAGGTTCAGGAGGCGGTGGTGGTGGTAAAGAAAATACTGCAGGAACTGCATCTCCATCAGGTCAAGGTTATGCTGGTGGAACAGGACAAGGCTCTTACAACTACGCAGGTGGTGGTGGTGGTGGTGCTGGCGCAGCAGGCGGCAATGGAATTAACGGCGGAGACGAAGCAAGTTCTTACGGTGGAGCAGGTGGAGCAGGTGTAAATACCTATTCCACTTGGGCTTCTGCAACTAGCACTGGCGTGTCTGGTTATTATGCAGGCGGTGGTGGTGGCTCTCCTTGGGGAACTGGCGGTAGTTCTGGCAATCGTGGCGCTGGTGGTGCTGGTGGCGGTGGTACTAGCGGTGGCTCAACTGGCGCAAACGGCACAAACGGAACTGTTAATACTGGTTCAGGTGGCGGCGGCGGTGCTGCTGGTAAAGCAGGCAATGGCGGTTCTGGCGTAGTAATCATTCGTTACGCAGTTTAATATTTTTAATGTTAATCTTAACCTCTCAATATAAGGAGAAAACAGCATGAGCCATTGGGCCGAAATTGATAGCAGCAACGTAGTACTTCGTGTACTCGTTGGAGATAATGGCGCCCCTGATGAGGGCGAATCTTTTATGAAGTCACTTGGTGGTAACTGGGTCAAGACCTCATACAACGGCAATATCCGTAAGAACTACGCTGGCATCGGGTACACATACGATGCCACTCGTGACGCCTTTATTGCGCCACAGCCAACATGCCACCCAAGTAAGGTGACATTTGATGAAACAACTTGCAGATGGTCATGTCCAGATGCTTCCCACACAATCATTGAAGGAGAATAAAGATGACTGATACACCAAAGAAACTCGTTGTTGACCTTGCTACAGGCACACAGGAGTACATTGACTTAACTCCACAAGAGATTGCTCAACGTGACCAAGATGCAGCAGCGGCTGCAGAACGCCGTGAAGAAGAAGCAGCAGCAGCGGAAGCACTTGCTACATTGAAGGCTTCAGCAAAGGCTAAGTTAGTTGCAGGAACGCCCCTTACAGAAGCAGAAGCCGCAACACTTATTCTTTAATACTTCTTTTCTTGTAACGATAGGGGACAATACCTACTATGCGTGGAACTAAAGTCCAAGGTCGTTTCAAGATAGATTTTGAAAATAAATCTATCAATGAAGGTGTTGTTGACGAACTTCGTGACCCAGTAGGTTCTATTGTTGACTGGTGGGTTTGGGATGCAACCTATATGTCCACTAACCCTACAGATGTCTATGACGATACTTACGATGTATCTAGCCAGACTCCTGGTAAGGGCCGTAGATGGAAAGATTCACTTGAAGTGCCAGTTATTATGGCGCAACAACTTCGTGGCACTAACGTGATGAATGAGCGTGGTTGGTACACCACTGATACTTTGCGCCTTATTATCTCTGTAGCAGACGCTGAGAGGCTTCTACCAGCCCTTCTGACAGAGCCTAACCTACACATTAAAGACCGTATCGTATTCCAAGGCGAAGTCTTTGTTCCTACACGAGTTTTACCTCGCGGTCGCTATGCAAATAATTACTCAGTCGTTACAATTGACTGCAACCAGGTTAATAGCGAAGAACTCGTTAACGACCCACAGTTCCTTAATTTTGCAGATTTAAACAATCAAACAGTTACCTATGGCTACGGCAACGGCGCTTACGGTACAGAACCTTATGGAGTGTAAATGACAGTCGTATTGCCTAATAGCGGAGATAGAAACTGGAGTACTCGTTTAAATACTGCTATCTCTGGAATTGATACAAGAGTTACAACCCTTGAGTCAAAACTTATTCCACAGCAGTTAAAGACTGCACCAACTACATATTCTCTTGCGCTAACAGATGCAGGAAAACATATCTATGCCTCTGGTACTGGGCTTGTTCAGGTTACTATTCCTAGCAATACCTCTGCTGCTTTTGTTATTGGAACTATCGTACGTCTAGTAACCTCCGATACTGCAACGCTACGTATAAGCAGAACAAACACTTCGACTACAACGTTAGTTTGTGAAGGACTTGCTAGTAATCAAACGTATAATATTTCAGCCAATCGTATTGTTACCCTACTAAAGGTAGGCGCAGAACGTTGGATTCTCTCAGGAACTGGACTAACTGTTAACTAAAAGGAGATATAAGTGGAAGACTTTGAAGCAGAAATTGACCCTTCACTGTTTGAAGAAGATTTTGAAGATGTAGAATTAGAAGAGTTCGATGACCAATCATTTGACGAAGATGACCTAGAGGAAGAGGACGAGTAATGGCAAATCCAAAACCTAAGATGGGTAACGGCAAAGTAGAAAAAGTCATGAAAGAATATAAGGCTGGTTCACTTAACATTGGTAAGTCAAAGAAAAAAGTAACTAACCCAAAGCAGGCTGTAGCAATAGCCCTTAGTGAGCAACGCAAGAAAGATGCTACTAAGAAAAAGAAAAAGATGATTTAATGGCAAAAACAATTAAAGCAGATGGTGAAAAGCACACCATTAAGAAGAATAAAAAGGGCGACATTATTGTTGACCACGCTGGTAACAAAGGCCCTTACGATAAAATTAATTTAACTAAGAAGGCTGGCGCTAAGACAGTAAAGCAAGGCGTTGCCGCCACAAAAAAATGGCACTCAACTCACAGTTCTAATCGAGGTAAGTAATGGCTGCTGCAAAGAAATCAAAGTCAAAAGTTAACGAGGCTGGTAACTACACTAAGCCTGGTATGCGTGCCTCACTTTTTAAGAAGATTAAGGCTGGCTCTAAGGGTGGAGACCCTGGGGAATGGAGCGCGAGAAAAAGTCAATTGCTTGCTGCAGAGTACAAACGTGCAGGAGGAGGTTATCGTGATTAACCAAACAAAAGTATGCACTACGTGTAAACAAAATAAACCTCTAACTGAATACCGCAGTAGAGGTGGAAAATTATCGCACCTTTTAAAAAGTCCTTGTAATACATGTCTGTACAAAGCACACAGAGAATGGGTAGAAAAAAACCCTGACAAAGTTTCTACATATCGTGAAAAAGACTCATGGACATTGGCAAAAAGAGTTGCAAGACACAACCTAACGCCAGAAGAATTTATAAATAAATATAATGAACAGAACAAATGTTGTGGAATTTGTAAGTCAGAAATAGACTTAGTTAACAGTGCAATTGACCACAACCATAACACTGGAAGTTTTAGGGGAGTTCTTTGCAAACAATGCAATCGTGCTTTAGGAATGTTTAAAGACGATAAAGTTATATTAAGTAACGCAATTGAATATTTAACTAAAAACGGAAGTTATGCAATGGAGTACACAAACTAATGGCTCTTGCTAAACCCCAACAGTCCCTTAAGAAGTGGGGCGATGAAAAATGGCGCACTTCAGATGGCAAAGAATCAAAGGGCAAAAAGCGTTACTTACCTGACAAAGCATGGGATGCTTTATCTCCTTCAGAAAAGGCTGCGACCAACAAGGCTAAGGCTAAGGGTAATAAAAAAGGCAAGCAGTTTGTTGAACAACCTAAAAAGATTGCAAAGAAAACCGCTAACTACCGATAGGAGAAAGACATGTGCGCTAAGTGCGGATGTGGATGTAAGGCTGGTAAGCCAGCAAAGGGATGCAAGTGCACTTGTGCAACTTGCAAGAGCGCTAAGAAGGGTAAGAAGTAATGTGTATGTCCTGTGGTTGTGGTAAGAAGAAGGGTCAACCTGGCTACGGCAAGGGTAAGCCTTCTGCAAAAGGTTTATCACCAAAGCAAAAGAAAATTGCTGGTGCTGCTAATCCAAAAGACAAAATTACTGGCGATGACTTCAAGGCCTTGAAGAAGGGTAAGAAGTAATGGCAAAGATGACTGATAAGAAGCAAGATGCTAAGGTCATGAAAGGTATGACCCCAGAGCAAAAGAAGAAGTTTGCCAAGGCTGATAAGGCCATGGACAAGAAGAAGCCATCTCGCAAAGAAGACGAGAAGATGGACAAGGCATTAGCCAAAAAAGTTAAAAAGAAGTAATGACTAAGCCACCTACGGGTGGCTTTTTCATTTATCATTGCAGTATCAGTAACCCGCTGCGGGCCTGTGTAGTCCCACTACTTGCGCTTTTTAAAGGGGTTTATTCATGCTATCTACACCTGCCTTAAAGGTGGTTAAGTCATGAAGCATATCCATAGCGCAATTGAAGCGGCAGCAAAACACACAAGCCGTTATATGACAGGGCAACTTCGTAAAGAAGCCAAAGCAAGCGGATGGCCTCGCCACGTGTCTGGCAATATGGGCGTCCTTTACAAGGACAATAAGTTTGAAGTCCACGTACACGATAAGCACATGGCTGAAGCCCACACCCTTGAATATGGCACAGAGACTACTCGTCCTACAGCAGCAATTCGCCGTGCCTCAAACAACACTAGGCAATCAGAGCAATTCTTCTTAAAGACTTTACACAAGATGGTGGGTGAACTATGACATTCATTCTTTCTGAGGATAAGGCTCTTCGTGACCTTCTTAAGGGCATGAAAGTAACTGACCAAAAGACGTTAGACGATGGTGGAAACGCTACTCGTAACGTAGATGTGTGGTTTGGTCAACCTGACCAAGAACCACGTAATCAGTCATACCCATACATTGTCATTGACATGATTGATATCTCTGAAGATAACATTCGTGCAATGCGTGGAATAACAAAGCCTACTTACTTGGCTGACCCAGATACTATGCCTGCAGTACAGGGTTTAAACCCAGAACTACCGTATGACCCAGAGACAAATAACTGGATGATTCACTGGCCTATTCCAGTAAACATTGATTACCAAGTAACTACATACGCCCGCCAACCACGTCATGACCGTGAACTGTTGGCGCAACTTATGTACACAAGACTTCCTCTTCGATTCGGGATTCTCGAACCTGATGATGGAACTGTTCGTCGTTTAGATGTCTTAGACATTTCTAAAAGAGACGTAACAGAGCAAGGAAAGCGTTTATTCGTAAATGCCTTCACAGTGCGTGTCTCATCCGAGATAGCACCCGAAATATACAACCAAGTATACAAAGCGCTACAAGTATCCGTTACAGGCACAACTGACAACCCCATTCTTGGGCGTGGTGAGTTCACTGCCATTGATTCGTTCACTATTTCGCAACCATAAGGAACCCTTACCCAACTAGTTAGGAGAAGAAATGGCATATAGCCGCCCAGGTGTTTACATCAGTGAACGCCTTCTTCCGCCTGTTCTTACAGGAGGAGTCACAGCAAATGCTGCTGGCGCCGTTGTTGCACCTTTTGCACAAGGCCCAGAAACAGTAACGCTTGTTAACTCTTGGTATGAATTTACCAAGTATTTTGGAGGCTACAACGCTTCCTACCCAGCCACCTTCCAAGTTGGCGCATATTTTGCAAACGGTGGCAAAGAACTTTATGTTCAACGCCTTCTTAAATCAGACGCTGTTGCTGCATCAGTATCTTTAGTAGATTCAGGTAGCACAGCACGAGTAACTGTTACATCTAAAAATGCTGGAACAGATGGAAACAACCTTCGTGTAGTAGTTACTGCAGGTTCTGTTGCAAGCACATACACACTGACTCTTCTCAAAGAATCAGGTATTGCAAATAACATTACTGACGATATCCTTCTAGAGCGTTATGAAAACGTTGTATTTGACGATGCAGCATCAAGTGATTTTGGTCCAACTGTAATTAATACTGTTTCTCCAAATATTTCAGTTGCTGTTATTGCTGGTTATGCTGGTCAAAGCATAGTAAGCACTACTTATCCATTAACAAGTGGAACAAATGGTTCAGCGGTAACATCTACTGATTACACAAACTACAAGTCTAGTGGAAGTTCAGTTTTTGAACGTTTCTCACCTTTAGACCGTCCTCTTGTTATATTCCTTCCAGCAATTTGGGCAACACTTCCTTCAGGTGAAGTTGCAGCAATTGATGCCGCTACTTCATGGGCAGCATCTAACAACGGTTTTGTTGTTGTTGAAACAGATGCAGCCCTAACTGTTGCTAACGCAATCTCAGCAGCAGGAAGTTTGACTGACACCAGTTTTGGCGCTGTCTATTATCCACACGTGTACATTGCAGACCCAGTAGGTCGTGGCACAGGTTCACTTCGTCTCATTGGACCATCTGGTGCAGTTGCAGGTCTTTACATGGCAACAGATGCAAGCCGTGGTGTCTTTAAGGCTCCAGCAGGTATCCAAACAACTGTTGCAAATGTAGTGGCTGTAGAAAAGTCATTTACATCAACAGAACTAGATTCAATGAATGCAAGCACATCTCCAGTAAACCCACTTCGCCAGATTCCTGGTGCAGGTCTTTCTGTTATGGGTGCTCGCACGCTATTGCAAGATGGAACAGCGAACAAGTATGTCAACATGCGTCGTTCACTTATCTACATTCGTAAGCAACTCAAGAACAACACAGAGTTTGCTATTTTTGAGAACAACGATGAAGCACTATGGGCTCGTGTCCGTAGCACACTTAACGCGTTCTTAACCGAGTACAAGAACCAAGGCGGTCTTCGTGGAGCAACTAATGCTCAGGCTTTCTTCATCAAGTGTGATGCAGAAAACAACACAGCAACTACAATCGCCAACGGAGAAGTACATATTCAAGTTGGTGTTGCTCTTCAATACCCATCAGAGTTCATTGTCATTGACCTAAGTCAAAAGACAATTAACTAGGCCGAAGGAGAAAATAAACAATGGCAATCGTAAATAGCCGCTCAACGCTAACCACTGACCCAGTTCGTAACTTTAGGTTCTTGGTAACGTTTCAACCACAAGACACAGGTAATACTGCTCTTGGAACTGTAACAATTCCAATGGGCTTTACCTCAGTCTCTGGATTGGCTGTAACAACAGATTCAATCCCTTACCGTGAAGGTGGATACAACACCACTGTTCACCAAATCCCTGGTCAAACATCTTTTACCCCATTGACCTTGCAACGTGGAGTAATCCTCGGAAGCAAGCAAAACTGGGATTGGATGAAGCAGTTGTTCGCAACTGTTCAGGCTGGCGGTTCAACTCTTGCAACTGGTAAGAATTTCCGTTGCGACATCGAAATCGCTGTTCTTAACCACCCAGTACCATCTGCAGGTGCAAATGTAACTACAGGAACTGGCGCCGTAACTGGTGCTGCTGATGAAGTAGCAATGCGCTTTAAGGTATACAACGCATGGCCTACAACAGTGGCATACTCAGACCTAAACGCTGGTGATAACGCACTCTATGTTGAGCAAATGTCTCTCGTTCACGAGGGATTTGACCTTAACTGGGGTAAGTTTAACGATACTACAAAGGCATTTGAAAGCGCAGCAGCGTTCTAATCTAACAAAGGAATAATATGACGAACACAATTAGTGCAGCGGCTAATCCCGCATTGGCAAACAAAGCCGTACAAGACATGATGGCTGAAAAGCCA